GTAGTCAGTCCGCCCCCGCGTCTTCCGCATCCGCGTTCGACTTCCGTTCCGTCCTCCCTGAGGATATTCGTTCCGCCCCTACCTTCGAGCCGTATTCAAAGGTCAAGGACAAGGACGAGCTTCTCACCCAACTTGCCCGCGGCTACCACAGCTCGCAGGGTATGATCGGCAAGAAGGGCCTTCTTCCTCCTGGCGAAAACGCCACCCCCGAAGAGCGCCTCAATTTCCGCAAGGAAGTCGGCAAGGTCCTTGGCACCCCCGAGAATCCGGACGGCTACCAGTTCACCTTCCCCGAAGGCTACACGGCCAACGAGGTTGAGCTGACCCAGTGGAAGAAGAACATGCACGCCTTGGGTATTCCCGCCTCCGACGCGCAGAAGATGGCCGACTCCTTTTTCCAACAGGAGATGGGCAAGCAGAAGGCTGAGCAGGACAAGCTTCAGGGCTGGGAGAATGAAACCAAAACACGCCTCGGCGCAAACCTTGACCGTGACCTCAACCATGCACGCTATGCACTTCGTGAACTCGACAAGGACGGAAGACTGGGGGCGGTTCTTGAAGAGTCTGGCCTTGGCTCTCATCCTGAGGTCGTCGTCATGCTCTCTAAGATTGGCTCTATGCTAGGCGAGCGCGGGCCCCGCGGCGAAGGTGCGGCCGTTCAGGCGTCCTCCATGGCCCCTGACCAGGCTCAGGCCGAGCTTCAGCAGTTCGAGCGCGTCAACCGTGAGGCGATCTTCAATGCGGCCCATCCCGACCACGATCACTTCATCAAGCGCCGTGGCGAGTTGTACATGGCCGCACATCCGCGGAAACAGGCTTGACCTGTGTAGTGGTTACGTCATCACGGAAGTGTCGGGGGTAGCGTTCCAACGTCCCTGACCTTCCGTGAGAACGGCGAGTGGCGTCCGTAAGGCGCAAGGGAGATCCGAAAGGGCAATCAACCGACCAAGGTGTCAACGACCTCTTCGTTGCGGTCAGAAACCCAATCTTAATATTTTGCTCCCATGAGCCAAGAAATCGAAAAAGCTTATATCAATGCCTTCAAAGGCGGAGTCGAGCAGGCCTTCCAGCAAACCGTGTCCAAATTCCGTGGCGTGGTTGAAACTGGTTCCCAGTCTGCCGAGTTCGAGTTTGAAGATCGCGTCGGCCTCGCTGACGATGTTAACGAGGTATCCACTCGTTACGGCACCAACCCCATGAACGATGTCCCCCACGATCGTCGCCGCAGCTCGCTGCGTGACTTCGATTGGGGCAAGCCCATCGACGAGAAGGACCTCATCCGCGTCGCCACCGACCCGACCAACGCCTACTCCACGGCCGGTATGGCCGCCCATGCGCGCAAGATGGACTCGGTCATCATCTCCGGCCTGACCGCTCCTGCCTTCACCGGCAAGGAAGGTGAGAACACCGTCTCGTTCGTCTCCACCACCAACGCCAAGGTCACCGTCGGCGCTGTCTCCAATCAAGCCGGTCACATCGTTGCGGACTCCCGCTACGCTGTCACTGCCGGCCTGTTTGAAGGCATCGACGTGAACTCCAGCTTCGGTTCGGCCACCTCCGGCCTGACCCTCGCCAAGCTGAAGGTCGTCAAAGAGACGATGCTCGGCACCCTGGCCCTTGAGCAGAGCGAGTTCCCCGTGATCAACGCCTTCATCGGCCGCCGTCAGTGGGACAACTTGCTCGGCATCTCCGAGATCATCAACAACGACTTCACCACGCGTGGTCGTCTTGAGAAGCTCGAAGTCGTCGAGTGGGGCGGGTTCCGCTTCAACATCTCGGAGCGCCTCACCAAGACCGGTAACGACCGCCAGTGCTTGTTCTTCCTGCCCCGCGCCGGTAAGCTCAAGTTCAGCGCCGACATCACCGCCACCATGTGGCGCTTGCCTGATCGCAAAAACATCCCCTACATCTACATCAAAGCCGGCTACGGCTTCACCCGTATGTGGGGCGAGTGCTTGGCCCGCGTGTCCTGCACCGAGGCTTAAACCTTAACCTAAGGAACAACACACCATGCCTAACATCCTGTCTGCTCAATCCCAACGCGGTATCGGCCCGAAGTACCAACTCAGCAACGGTTTTACCGAAGTTGATGGCGAGGTCTCCTTTGCCTACTTCAGCCGCAGCACCACCACCCCCGCTGGCTCCACTGACCTTGATGGCGCGTCCATCACGGCCAATGCGGCCAATGGCGATGTCATCTATGCCGCCCGTCTGAAGAAGGGGACCCGCATCCTCTTCGGCCGTATGTTCCGCGAGGCCCTCGGGGCCAGCGTAACGCTCAAGGTAGGTATCGTCGGTGCTGATGCCAGCTTCCTGGCTTCGTTCGACGCTTCTGCCATCGGCGTCTCCGAACTTGCCGCTACCTACGCCCTTGGCGGAGGCAGTGTCATTGCCGAGGACACCTGGCTGATCATCACCATTGGCGGTGCCAATCCGGCTGCTGATAAGGTGATCTCCGGCTACATCGCCTACGCTAAGAACTAAGCGAGAATAGTTGGACATCTGGCCCCGCCACCTCATAGTGGCGGGGCTTTTTAATTTTATGCCACAGAACATCACCCAGATCGCAAATTCGGCGCTCATTAAACTGGGTGCCAACCCAGTCTCCGTTCTGACTGAGACCACGCGCGAGGCCCGCCTCGTCTTGGAGCGAATCCTGCCGATCATCCACCGTGTCCTGCGTGACCATTCGTGGCACTTCGCCTTGCAGACGGTCCTCCTGGCTCCCGTGTTTCCGGCTGTGGCCTTGGGCCGCTGGACCTACGCTTTCACGATCCCAACCAACTGCCTTCGTCTTCGCTCCCTCCAGACAGCTGGAACCACACCCTCCGTAATCACCGAGTACGAGATCATCGGTGACAAGATCTACTGCAATGAGTCGTCCGTGTTCCTGCGGTTCACCGATCAGGTAATCTTGAACCACGACTCGGCCGTCCGGTTTCCTGACGACTTCGCCGACACGGTGGCTGCCTTCCTCTGCTACGAGATCAGCCCGTCGATTACCAGCTCACTCCCGCTCCGCGACGACTTCCTGTCCTTGGCCAACCGGAACCTGTCATTCGCCCGCTTCAATGGTGCCGTCGAGGTCCCTCAGTACAAGATGGACGACTCCTCTTGGCTGGACTCCCGCCTCACCTGGAACGGCGATGACCGCAGTCAGTATCCCTTGAACGCATGATCCCCGTAAATACAGTCCAGAGCACATTCGTTGGCGGGGAATTGTCGCCCACACTCCTTGGCCGTTCTGACCTGGAGCGGTTCTCCACGTCGGCCTCAACGCTGGAGAACTTGGTTCCTTCAATGGAAGGCCAGCTGACCCGCCGCCTTGGCACTCAGGTGGTCACCCACAACTCGGCGGTCACGCACACCGATGGCCGACTCCTTGCCTTCAGCTCCGGCAGTTTCTCGGCCCCTATCCTGTTCAAGAATCTTCAGGCCGTCATCTTCGGCAGCACGGTCCCTGAACAGGTCACAGTCACCACTCCCTACACTTTGGCTCAAGTGGACGGGTTGCAGGTCTGTCAGGTGAACGACGTTCTATTCCTTACCCATCCCTCGCATCCACCGGCGCGACTTGCCCGCTACGCTGTGGGCACCTGGGCCTACGAAGTGCTTCCCTTGGAAGGTGGACCCTACTTGGACTACGTTGCTACGGACACCGGCACAGCTCTTCGTTTGGAGTCGGTCGTAGATCGAATCACCCTGACCTCGACGGCAAACGACTTTACCGGCCGTGTGGCCAACGATTACGTCGAGTACAACTCCACTTCGGCTCGCACCCTTGGCAAGATCGTCACGGCCACCAGTGCCACCAGTGTCATCATCGAGCCACTTCAGGAACGCTGCTTCACTCCATCGGTTGAGGTCTATGCCCTCGGCATCTACACCGGCTACGGCACTGGTGGCACTGCCCCCTATAACTTGGCAACCGCGGCCAACTACACCCCGCTTCCGACAGGCACGTCCACCCTGACCAGCCAGAAGGTTGGATTCAGCGCCCAGCAGGTCATAACCAACAACATCGTCGATAACTTTCTGCGGTTCTCCGACATCTCGGGAGCGTACCGCTGGATGGCTGTAACCACGCGTGAAGATATCCCCCAGCAGTCGAGCTTTGGTATCATTGCCATCGGCGACCTGTTGGCTGTGAATGGACAGATCGTTCCCGTTCCGTACAGTGGCACGGTTACCCAGAGTGAGCGCAGTATCACGGCCACCATGACCGCATCCTCGGACACCTTCACCGCCTCGGACGTGGGCCGCTGGTTCCGTCTGGAGTACGGCTCCTACATCGTTGATGCCAAGGTCACGGGTGTCACCAATGCTCGTCTGGCCTCGGTTTCACTCACCCGTGGTGTTCCCATGGCCGGACAGTCCGACAAGTTGCGTATGGACTCCACCACTACGGTGTGGCGTCGCGGTGCCTTCTACCCCGCCAACTACCCAAAGTGCGTGTCGTTCTTTGAGCAGCGCCTTTGTTTTGCGAATACAGTCCTTGAGCCGCAGACCGTGTGGCTCTCCAAGATCGCTGACTACTACAACTTCGCTCCGACCAACTACGAGGCCAAGGTCGAGGACGATTCGTCAATCAACCTCACCATGGCGACAGATGTCTTTCAGGACATTCGCTGGCTTACCAACCGATCCGTTCTGGTGGCCGGAACGTCGAACGCCGAGTGGGTCATCACCGCAGGCCAGAACCGCGATGCCCTCACCCCCAAGTCGGTCACCGCGCGCCGCGAGTCGTCCTACGGATCGTCCGATATTCAGGCGATCCAGTCCGGTCGTGCCACGCTGTTCATCCAGAACGGTGGCCTGCGTCTGCGCGAATTGACCTACGACTACTCGGTGGATGCCAACGTCCCCGTGGACATCACCGTCTTCGCCAACCATCTGCTCATCGACCAGCTCGGTGCCACGGAGATCCACTACGTACGCCAGCCTGAGCCAATGATCGTTTTGGTCACCAACTCGGGCCAGCTCGCCGTCATGGTGTACGAGCCGGACCAAAAAGTGTACGCGTGGTGCCGATATGTACTCGGTGGAACCGGCTCTCCAAAGGTCGTCTCGGCCTGCGTCACACAGGGCCAAGGTGAGGACACGCTCTGGCTTCTTGTCCTGCGCGGTGGCCTCTACACGGTGGAGAAGTCCTTCCCTGCTTACCGCCCGTCGTCGAATGCTGACGTGTCCACGATCCATTACTTCATGGACGCGGCCACATCGTTCTCCACGGGATCGGCTTCCGTAACGCTCACCGGTCACGAACGCTTCCGCGACACGGCCGTCGCTGTCTTGATCGACGACCAGCTCTACTCCGAGATCACTACGGTGGGCCTCCTGCTCACCCTTCCCGTCGCCCCCGCCACACGGCTTTGGGTAGGATTCGCTTCCACGGCCAAGGTGGTGTCGTTCCCCGTCGCCTTCGAGTCGAAGACCGGAGCCACGCAGGGCCGCACCCGCACGCTGTCCGGTGTCGTCCTGCGCGTCCGCAACACCCTCGACTTCCACTACGGTGTGGAGGGTGTGGCCCTTGAGGAATACAAGCCCCGCACGACCGACGATCCGGTGACCCGTACCCCCTACCTGCGCAGCGGCGACATCAAGCTTTCCTTCCCACGTAAGTTTGACACCTTGGTCAAGTGGACCATTGAATCACGGCGTCCCTACCCGATCACGATTCAATCCGTCGCACTCGACATCACACAGACCAACTGACCATGCGCAATGCGACCCCAGACATCCTTGACCTGATCTACAAGCAGCAGGGACTGGATGCCATGCAGGATCAGGTTCCCACGGCTACTGGTCACCGATTTGCTCCTGGCGTGTACATGCGCTCGTTGTTCATGCCTGCTGGAACCCGCATCATTGGCCACGAGCACACGACCTCCTACTTCAACATCGTTATGACCGGGCGCTGTCGCCTTATAGACGGTGATAAGGTGGTTGAGATCGCTGCCCCCTATGTGTTCGTGTCAGAGGTTGGGTCAAAGAAGATAGCCCATGTCATTGAGGATACTATTTGGGTGACAGTTCACGCCACAGATGAGACAGATATCCCAACGCTTGAAGCCATGCTTACCACGAATCGACCACCCGAGTTAACCCAAGCAACTCCGACCCTCATCTAACCATGTCAATGGCATACACAGCTGTTGCCCTCCTTGTCATAGGAACGGGCGTTACTGCCGCTGGCACCATCCAGCAAGGCAAGGCCCAGTCGGCCATGAACAAGTTCCAGGCCCAACAGGCCGAGGAGAACGCGAAGCGCGCCCAACAGAATGCCGCATCGGAGGCCGAGGCAGAAGTCAAACGTCAGGCCTACCTTGAAGGCCAGAAGAAGTCCACCTTGGCCAGTCAGCGAAGTGCCTTGGCTGCGTCAGGACTCATGCTCACCGGATCATCGCTCGATGTCATGTCTGACACGGACCTCAACTTTGAACTCCAGAAAGCCGACAGCCGTGAGCAAAGCTCCCAGCGCCGGATGTCGATGCTCGACCAGAGCCATGACTTCATGATCGACTCGCAGCTCCAGATGGTCGCCTCGAAGAATGCCAAGACGGCTTCGTATTACGGCGCGACAGGCAGCACACTTAGCGGCCTTGGTCAGGCAGCGGCTGTCGGATCACAGTCGTCTTCTGGTAAGTCATCTTCCGGTTCTAAGAAATAAACAGGTTAACCATGGAACGTAAAACTCTACTCTACCAGCCCTCCGGTCAGGCCGACAAGCGGTCCTACTCCCAAGTCAACGCGCCCGCGGGGGCCTTCGGTGACGCGGGCGGAGCCATGGCGGGCCTTGGGCGGGACATCCAGTCGTTGGGTGGATCGGTTAACCAGATCGGACAGAACCGTAAGAATATCAAGGACGAGTTGCAACGCCGTGACTTGGCGGACAAGCAATCCGGTCTTGATGCGGCTACACGAAAGGCCCTTCAGCTCACCCAGGAGGAGCGTGCCGCTCAGGAAAACG